GTTGACACATACCTCTCGGCGAATTCCGCAAAATCCGGATGGAACTCAAGCTCGGAAACGGGTCCGGCTAGTGGCTGTATTTCAGTCAAAGAGTCAAGATACTCTTCGAGCCTGCGTTGATGATCAACAGAGATCCCGAAAACACGCTCGACAAGGAGTCGAGTTGCGATCGGGACAGGCCTGATCATCCGGGTGTCCCAAAGACGTTGCCCGGCTTCGCGCGCATCGCGAAGCTGTTGGCGCTCCCAGAGCGAGAGGCCTTTGTCCTTTTCAATGAAGACGCTCACATCCACTGAGCGTGTCACACGGAGTCCGTATTGGGCCAGTGACTGTATTATTGGGCACCCTGGATACTGGTGTGCATACGACAAACTCTTGCAGCGTAAGAGTTCGCGCAATCGGCCTGTTCTGGCGTGGCAATAGTTTCTACCACACCAACCAAAATTGGCCAAAACATCCAGCGGGTCTGTAACATTAATCATATCGTCCGGATCGAAAATGATTCCACAGAAACTGGCCTCCGACAGGTTATCTCTTACCGCGCACTTGATAGTGAAGCCGAGTTCAGCGAAATCGGCAGCGGTTGGACACTTGTGTAGGAAGCTAGTCAATGAGTCATCACCTTCAACGACAGGGTTAATGTTTTCCCCCAATTCATGGAAAAGGAACAGAAGAAGCATTAGATTTGCAAAGCCATTCCCTAAGGACGTGTTCATCTCTCCCGACATACGGGTAGCTTCAACGTCAACAGTGAACCACTTGAAGACACAGTGGTTTTTACCGCCTAGAACGTCGGATACAGTCTTGAACCATTGGGGGCCATCCGCGAGATGCTTTGACATAAACTCATAAAGCGGGAATTCAATTGCCTCCATTATTTCTTTGACGAAATGGGATTCATAGGCAGCAAAGTCACCTTCAAAAAACTTCGCACCTAAAAACTGTAGTCTGTCAGTGATATACTGTGGTCTATCAGCGACAGGGATCTTCTTGATGAACGCAGGATGCTTGTATACTTGCTCCTCAATTAAGCGAAAGGTTGGTCCGACGTAGCATTTAAATAGGTCCGTGCGTGAATTTATCGCACGGGCGTGTTTGAAGGATATGTATGGTTCATCTTTTATAAATGACTTCACACGTCCGTCCCTCTTAGTTAACACTCCACTATAATCTTGCCACAGCTTCAATAACTCAGATTTTCTGTCTTGAGTGTAATTGCAGCTCGCCAACCATGTCTCAACCGAAGTATCAGCATGGGCATCCAAGGGAACGAGATTCTTTGCAACCCACTTCGCAACGAACGCCTTTAGTTTACGAAGCTTCTTCCGATTTGGGGTCGGTGGTTTGCACAAGAACCTCTTTCTCACACCCGCCTCCGCAGTGTCTGGATCACTAAGGTCAGGTTTGGGAGGGACTGCCACGGGGACGTGACATCCTAATGAAGCCATCACAGCCGGTCGCCAACTGCGATCTCGAGGAGCAGCGGTCTCCTTGATATCGCATTCTTTGATCTCTGCAATTTCGGCTACATTCACCTCCGTACGCCTGTACCCGTAACCCAGAACCCGCGGTGGGTTCAGACGGGGTGCGAGCGGGGGAACTCCCTCGAGTTCGACTCGGCCTCTTGCTTGTGATGACAAAAGATGGCCGTGGCGAGGTCGACGGAGTTGGGAATAATTGCTAGGGCGACTGCTCTGATCTTATCCAAATTGATAGTCTGGATGCGCCCGGAAACCTGCTGAAAATTAGTTCTGGCTTCCTCGAAGGATCGACCATAATCGAGATTCCTTCCTCCTAGCAACTGGACGACGTATTCTAGAGAGACAACAGTTTCCCTTGTCTCAATAACGAGCGTCTCAGTGACCCGCGATTCTCGCACTACTTTCTTCCCCCTGTAGTACTCGTCGGGTCGATGACAACCATGAATCACGTCGATAGTCTTTGTACGCGTGACATGACACAGGAATGGATCACTGTGCGTTGGATCTGCAAGCGAGGTGTTGTCGGACCTCAGGTCGAATTTCATTAGCGACGGGTTTGATAGATCATCTAAGTTTGTCGCATGGAGCTTGTAGCTTATCTCTACCTCTTTGTCGTAATGTAGCTCCGGCCAACGAAATTCATCTTCTTCTTTCTCAGTGGTATCCTGGTAGAGACACGGAAAATACCGGTGCTCGTATTTAATAACAATTATATAGAAGTCCAGGAAAGCGATGATGGTCGGAAAAAGAGAGAACCACCAGAGAAAGGAGAAGTCGACCATAAACGTTTGTAGAGCATTTATGATCTGGATCGGAAGCGTAAGAAGGTAAAGCAGGCGAAATACATAACAAAAACGATCAATTACCATAGTCTCATCCAAGTCCGGAAGGTCATCGACCTCGTTCGTAGCTGGGATCGTGTAACTGAAGGTTGTGTTTAGCCATGTGGAGTACATCGATGTCATGATAGCGCGACGCTGTCGCGATGTCTCCAATTTCTCTGCTTCTTTCCTTTCCTTTTCGTGCTGCAGGTTTTCTTTTTCGTTGACCAAACTGACCTGCTTCAGTTCGGCTTTCTGTTCAACTGCATCTTTGAGTGCGTCCTTGAGACCTTGGTTTTGAGCTACCAAGTCACCAAAAGCGTCGTCTTTAGCATTCCATCGAAAATTTGTCCGATTCGACTCTTGCTTTGCAGACGGACACAGGTGTCGTGGATGTCCTTCTTGTTTACACTCCCAGCACACAAGAGGTTGGCGTGGTTGAGGGATACCTCCATGGTTACTTGACTTCGTTTTTTCACCACTTGCCCTGCCAGCCTTCCCCTTGTTCTTTACCG